CAACGCCAACGACATTCCAACCAGCTCAGCAGTCAACACGTTTGTGTCTGGCTTGCTCAACGCCCTGGGCGGTTTTGTTGCCATTCCAAACGAGACAAGCTTCCCGACAACTAACCCTGACCCCAGCGACAACGCTGGCACGGTGGTGTCGATTGCTGATGCGGGTGGCGTTGTTGTTGATGCCAATGGCGCAAGCACCACTGGCCGCACAACCGGCAACGTCACAGTCACGATTACTGGCTTCCCCAGCAGCCTGCAAAACAGCACGTTGGCCGCCGGCCTGGGCCTGCAGGTGCAGACCACCAGCACGCTCAACACTTACACCTATCACAAACTCATTGCCAAGGAAGCTGACGTTGTTCAGCTCAGCGATGACATCAATGATTTCCAAGCTCGCTATCGCGTATCAGACAATGCGCCGACTACAGATTTAGACGAAGGCGATCTTTGGTACGACAAGACTGCCAACAAGATGAAGGTGTACGACACCAGCACTTCTGCGTGGAAAGAAGTGCAGTCTGTCGGCAACTTCTTTATCAACACGCTGTCGTCGTCAAGCGGCACAGGCGGTGGATCTGCCACGTTCAACGGCAGCGCCTATCGGTTTACTCTCAGCAACGCTGGCGCCAATGCCCAGCAAATGCTGGTCAGCGTCAATGGTGTAATCCAAAAGCCAAACAGCGGCACTAGTCAGCCGTCTGAAGGTTTTGCGATTGACACCAACGACATCATTTTTGCCGCTGCGCCCGCATCTGGCGCAAGCCACTTCATCGTCACTATTGGCTCGACGGTCAATGTCGGGACGCCCAGCAACAACACGGTCGACACTGCGCAACTTGTAGACGGAAGTGTCACTACGGCAAAGCTTGGATCGGCTTCAGTAACGGCAGCCAAGCTGGCTAACACCTCCGTAACCGCTGGCAGTTACACGTTGTCCAGCATCACTGTTGACGCCCAGGGGCGCATCACTGCTGCTTCTAGCGGTAGTGCTGGCGCTGCTGACAAGATTGAAGAAGGCAACACCAACGTTGAGTGTGTTGATACGGGCAGCGATGGTCATATCACATTTGACACTGAAGGCAGCGAGAGGATGCGGATAACGCACGAAGGCAAAGTAGGCATAGGCAGTGCAAGTCCTGGGCACAAGCTGGTTGTCAACCAAAACAATAGTGGCGGCATTGCAGCTATTCACCTTCCTGCGGATGAATCGACAATTCAAGGTTCCAACGCAAACACCCAAATAAAAATGGGTGGGAACATGACTGTATCTGGTGGTGGTGCTCTGCTTTTTAACACTGCTGGATCTGAAGTTGCCCGCATTGATAGCTCAGGACAGGTGGGCATCGGCACCTCTAATCCTGTTCAGCAAGCCGGCAAGGGGTTACACATTCACAATAGTGGTGGACAGTCACGACTAAAAATTAGTAATAACACTGTCGGATCTACTGCAAACGATGGAACAGATTTTATTGCAGAAGAAAACACTGACTTCCATATTATTAACCACGAAAATGGTTCCCTCAAGTTTGGCACTAACGACGCTGAGCGGATGCGCCTCAACAGCAGCGGATCATTACAGCTTGGAGGCACTGCAAACGTAGGCTCTCAACGGTTGCAAGTTCAAGGTGGAAGCAGCGGCACAGCAGACGTAATTATTTGCAACTCTGTTGCCTCTAGCGGACAACAAGCACAGATCACGTTTGCCCCTGCAAATAACATTACTGGCGCTAGGATTATTGCAACTGCTGAAGAAGATTTTTCTGTTGGTGCAAATAGAACTGCTCGCATGGAGTTCCATACAAGGAAAGATGGATCTCTTTCAGAAAAAGCACGCATTACTCCAGAAGGCCGGCTGTTACTTGGTCACACAAGTCTTACTGGCGATGGTGACTCTGCACACTCAAGGCTTGTCGTAAACGGCAACCTTACGGCAACATCTAAAGGCGGCATTTTAAGTCTTGAAAATACAGCAACAGCTATTAGTAGTGTTAATAATGGCAATCAAATTGGCCAACTATTTTTCAAAACAGAAACTGGAGAAGAGTTTGGCTTAATTAAAGTTGAAGCCACGCAAAATGCTACAAGCAGTAGCTGTCCTGGACGGATGATACTTTCTACCACTTCTCCTAATGCAACTACTCCGACCGAGCGGATGCGGCTTTATCAAGATGGATCCGTTCAAATTGGTTCTGATCCTCCAGTCAGCGGCAGCACGAGCGTCACAGGTTTCCGCTTTAATTATGGAAGTGGTTTTTGGTGGTCTACAACTGGGGCAAATTCTTATTGGAACGCTAGCGGCGGGACTGTTTGGAATTTCAGAGTTAATGGAAGTCAGAAAGGATCAATTCACTTCCACAACTCAGGCACCTCATTCAACACTTCTTCTGACTATCGGCTTAAAGAGAACGTTGTTGATCTTGATGATGCAATTGATCGCGTAAAACAACTTGCGCCTAAGCGTTTCAACTTTATTACTGAGCCAAGCAAAACAGTTGATGGTTTCCTTGCACATGAAGCACAGCCTGTCGTCCCAGAAGCTATTACTGGAACTCACAACGGTGTTGAAGTTTGGACAGAAGACGATGAACTGCCTGAAGGCGTTTCTGCTGGTGACAACAAGCTGGATGAGAATGGCAACACGATTCCTGATTATCAATGTATTGACCAATCCAAGCTAGTGCCATTGCTGACTGCAGCATTGCAAGAAGCCATTGCCAAAATAGAAACACTAGAAACACAGAACGCCTCCTTAGAGGCTCGACTCACTGCACTCGAAGGAGCTTCCTAACCATGACACTCACTCAAGTCACCACTGGCGGCGTCGATGAAAACATCAACATCGACAGCAATACTCTGAAGGTTGACGGCACTAACAACCGGGTTGGAATCGGAGAAGCCAGTCCAGACAGGCAACTTCACATTACAAATACCACTGATACAACTCATGTAAAGCTAGAAACAACGTCTTCAACAGGCAGGGCTCAGGTTCAATATACGAGTCCAAATGCTGAATGGTTCCAAGGCATAGTTGGCGCTAGTACAAGTGGAGACTTTTTAACCTATACGGCAGATGCAAAAAACATTACATGGTACACGAGCGGATCCGAGCGCCTACGAATAGATAGCTCGGGGAATGTAGGGATTGGCACTACTACAATCACCAACCCATATAGCCAGTCCAATTTTACAAATGTCAACATAGATGGAACTTGGGGCGGGATTATTAGTTTTAAGTTAGGCGGTGTTGAGCAAGGTTGGATAGGACAGCGATCCTCAGGCAATCAGGAAATGATCCTTGGGGCATCAAGTGGTAAAAACTTATTGTTTGCTACAAATGGAAACAATGAGCGGATGAGAATCGATAGCTCGGGACGTGTAGGTATTGGCTGCACTCCTTCAAGCTTTGGAACTAACTTCAATGCATTGGAGATACATTCTCCATCAGGAACAGCTAGTTATTTAGCTCTTACTAATAGCACTACAGGCAGCAACGGAGCTAGCAACGGGTTCAATATCCTTACATCTGGCAACGATGCCGCATTGCTTCTCCGTGAAAACGGGTTCATGAGTTTCTCGACAAATGATACTGAGCGGATGCGAATCCAAGCCGATGGTGTTGTTAGAATCAATCAGTCTGGTACTGGAAATATATTTAGAATCCAAAATACAACCTCAGATGAGTCCAGTATGCTTATCCAGAACAGTAGTACTGGATACAATCCTGGCAACGGAACATATATTGGTATTGGCAGCAACGAGTCTTCTTATTTCTGGAATTACCAAAATGAACCAGTAATTTGGGGTACTAACAATGCTGAGAGGATGCGTCTCAGTAACACTGGGGACGTAAGTATTGGAACATCGAGCAACCAAACTGGATCTAAGTTAAATGTTTACGGTGCAATAGGCAGCGCAAATACTAGGTTTGCATGTACTGAACATGGCAAAGGCGCAAGCGGTACTTACACTTCCATAGTGTTTGATTTTGCAGTTGGAGGGTCTCCTGCAACTGTCATATTTGAAACTCGGGCTTATGGCTACAACCAAGATGCTGTAGATCACATGTTTGGAGCCTATAGCTCTTCTCATAACAAAGTCATTAGAGACAACAACTCTTCTGGCATGAGCGTTGCAGTGACATTCCCAGGCACCGGCGGCGTAACTCACCGCGTAACAATTAGCGGATCCATTACTCACCCTGTTGCAGCAGTAAAAGCAACCGCTGGCGGGCTAGCATCCAGCATCGACCTGTTGAGCATTACATTTTCTTGAAGTATTCTTATTCCATTGCTTTCTTCTCATGTCCACCATTACTTGGAAAGTAAACACGCTTTCCCGCACACTCAGCACCGGCCGCGTCGACTCTGTGCATTACGCCGTTGATGCACGGTCTGACGACGAGGTGTATTCCGCTGGCGCCTACGGCGAGCTTGCTCTTGAAGGCGACGTAACTACTGCGTATGCCGACCTTGACGAGGCAACGGTGGTGGGCTGGGTCAAAGCCGCCCTGGGCGATGACAAGGTCGCGGAAGTCAACGCTGCCTTGGAAACACAGCTGACAGAGCAGGCCACTCCAACCACTGGCACGGGTGTGCCCTGGTAAGTAGTTCTACTAACGTCTGCGTGTTTTCTTTTGATAAACATGAAGCGCTTTCTGATTGCTGCTTCTGTCGTCGCTGGGGCGCTTGCATTGGGCGCCCCGTCTGCGAACGCAGAGGGCAAGATCTACGCGAACCCCGAGTTCGTGACCGGATTCAGCGGCAGCAGCTCCAGCGGCAGCAGCCTTGACCTGCATGTTGGCTACAAGGACGGCCCCTTCTTTATCCAGGCTGGCCCTGCCATGAGCAACGACACCACCAGCACTGACTGGGGCTGGTCAGGCAAGGCTGGTGCCAGCGGCCAAGTCGACGACCAGACCAACATCTACGCCGAGGTGGGCTTCAGCAAGTTCGACGGTTCTGACACCGGCAGCTACGTCAAGACTGGCGCAGTCATCGACTTCTGATAGGTGGACCCACTGCAGCTGCCATCCATACAGCTGCCTGGGTCTATCGAGCTTCCAAGGCCATCAATTGAGGAGCCGGTTTTTCCGGCTCCCTCGCATCCGGTCCTGATACCGCCAAGCGTCCCACCAAAGAAACCACCAAAGCCAAAGCCGCCACCGAAAGGCGTCGACCAAAGCGCGCGCGATGCTGCAAAGAAATTGCAGGAGCAGATCCGCCAGCTTAACGACAACATCCAGGCACAACAGGAAACGATCGACCTGCT